TGGTGGTTCAACAGGATTAATATTGCGTTTTTTCATTTCCTTAGTCATTTCTCTTACATAATCACGTTCTGTCATTTGACGTCCATATTTGTCGTCATTGTCTAGTGATCTCATATTGACATCTAATTTCATTAACTCAGGATCTCTGCTAATAAGATCCATGTTTGCGTTTCTCCACAAGGTCATGCTGAATTGTGGTCGCGCTTCTATAGTGACGTGTGATTTACCGTCAGGGCCTCGCAATGAGAATATTTTAATTTCTCCGCTCTCAACATTAGGACAATAACCACCGACACAGTGACCCATCATTTCACCTTCTGACTTCAGTGCTTTCTCTGTTCTCTTTGGATCTGTGTCGTGTTTGAGTTCTACCCATTTGTATCCGTCGTTGTATTCTTTAGGGATTGGCATACCTTCTACAGAAGAGGCATTAGCTTTAGCCATCGCTTTAGCTTTTTCTGCGTCATACTCTGCGGTGCGACGAATAGCTTTTTCTATAGACATTTGACTAAGTTGTTCAGGTCTTAATTTTCCTGTTTGCAAGTCTTCCATAAGAACGTCACTAACATGGTTAAGACCTAAGCGTTCTGTCATGTTTGTACCGCTTAATGTATATACATTCTTATCAGGGATCTGATTGATTAGTGATAAAGCATCAAGCTCTTGTTCATTTGCAATTGGGAGGTCTTGTTCTACACGAAGCAGTGACGCCTTTCTTCTTTTTGCTGTAGCAGGATCTGCATACTCCATCGGGCTATTTAATATTTCTCTAATCTCATCAGCGTTTTTTACATCAAACATTGCGTCAGCTTTGTATTCCCACTCTTCGCCTCTTGGTGTTGTAGAAACGCCCTCAGTAGGTTTGCCTATCTGTTCGCGTTTTTTTCTTATATACCATTTAGTGTCACCTAATGCAGGTTGGAAGTTATGTTCTACGCCTGAGTCAATTGCCTTTCTGATTGGGTCAGCTTCAGTACCTAATTGATTGCGTAAGTATTTTCTAACTTTAGTATCAACCCATTGATTAAGTGCTACAGCGTTTGGATCTTTATCACCTACAACATAATGAGCTTGTGCATGAGGATAAGCGCTTTCATTTCTTTTCATAGCAATCAACTCATCATCTAAAGCTTTCTCACCACCTACCAACATACCACCTTGGTCTTTAATAATGTTTGCGCGTGGGTTGATGACGTTGCGACCAATGATGCCTCTACCTGTTTGTACTTGTTCTGCTAATCCTTTAGTAACAAACTTACCAAGATTTTTAATGCCACGACCTGCGCCTGACACTGAATAAGAAAGTGGATCACCAATAATCTCACCTGCAAGTTGTTGTTCACCTGTAGTAAATGGAAGTATCTTTGCGTCTACAGGGGATTCTGTAATAGCTTGATCAGGTAATAATGAAATAGGTTTGAGCTCAGTAAACTTCTTACCTGTAATGCCTTCGTATCTTGCTTTCTCCATCGGCGCGGCGTACTTACCATAACCTTGTACGACATCGCCAATAGTTCCTGCGCGTGACAATGTTTCTTTTGCGCTGCGTAAGATGTTACCAACACCTTCAGTAATTCCTTTTGCACCTGACTTGAGAATGTCACTACCAAGTGTCTTGCGTTGTTCTTTAAGTTGTTCGCCATACTCTTCAGCGTCGTCAGCGACTGTACCGCCCTCTGCGTAACCTTCTTTGTACATACGCTCAAGCATCTCGTCTGTAATCTTCTCTGACGGAGAATAACCGCGTGTAAGGTCGTAATATGTCGGGAGTCGTCCTGTTCTTTCTGTAAAGTCTTTGGTAAAGTTTTTAAGTACGATACCTTGTGGAGCAGGAGCGAATGCTTCGGATTCTTTTTTGCCACTCAATGAATAATGGAATGCAGGGTGAAGCTCAGGTCTTTCTTGAATGTTACCTGATAATGAGAATAGTCTGTCACCGATGTCACCTGTCTTAGCTTCTAACAATAGTGGGTCAGTGGTTTCTTTAATGACTTGTGGGTAATCAATAATCGATCCCTTCTTACCGCCTACACCTTTGCCTGCTAGTATGTCAGCAATAAATGCGCGTTGATGAAAGGTTTGTGCATATTGATTAAACTCAGGTGATAGGATGTCTACGTCTTCGGGGAAGAATGACTTACCTGTCTTTGGGTCTTTTATGTTAGCCAAGCGTTTGTTAATGGTTGCATGTAGCTCAGGTGTGAGTTTGTCTTCTTCTACAGCCTTCTCAAAGCGTTTCATGATTCTGTCAAAGACAACTTTGTTTGATCTGTGTTGCTCAGGTGAGCCAATAAGGTTTGCAAATATAGCTTCTTCAGGGTTACGCGCCATCGAACCTACGAGAGTCTTTGCCACACCAGGTGATTGTACTGCCCATGCAATGTCTTTGTATTTAGCAGGATCAATCTCTGCAAGATCAACAAAGCCTGGTCCCCCGAGTAGACCTTGGTCGTAGTCAAGTGCGGTACGATCTGCTTGCGTAATGTATAGGCGTTTGCCTACATGAGGATTCAAGGCCTCTGACATGCGCGGTGCTTTCTTAGCGACCGCCTTTAATCCACCCTCAATTATTTTCTTGGCTAGACCCATTAAAACATAAACGTCAATGTCAACAAAGCTTTGTCGTAATAGATAAAAGCTAAGCCAATCATTTCTGTTTCTCCTTAATACGTTTCATTACAGCTTTGCGTTCGCTTGGTGTGTAATCTAACCAACTTGCTATCTCGTCCTCTGTACGTTTGCATGTTTTACATATGTATAACTTTTCGTCTAGGTCACATATGTTCTTGCATGGTGTTTGTATCTTTTTCATCTACGTTCTTCCACCAATAACTTTGTCCTCTGCGTTTATGAAAGTTGTCATAGAACCTTTTGTTCTTGTCTGATACTCGCATCTTGACATAGCGTCTTAACTGCTTTGGTTTACCTATGCTATTGCACTGATAGACAATCATATGTTTATCCTTGCGACATATCTAAATTATGTGTCGATTTTTTCATCTTTTGTAAGCATGTCAGCATTTTTTACTTCTAATTTAATTTTGCCTATGTATTTATACTCTATTGGTAATTCATTTAAACCATCTCCGAAAAGTCTTACTTCGCCTTTATGGTTTTTCCATACATAAAAATATTTATCTTGTCTAAGAATATTATGCGGAAACGGTTTTTTAATTGGGTCTTCACTCATACTGAGTACGGGTTCACTCGTTCCTTGTATTCATAAGCGTCAGCATAATCCTCTGATGGATCGTAAGGTCTCGGATCAATCTCTAACATGCCTGCGTCTCTTAGATACCGAAGCGCCTGCGTACACGCGTCCACATAGTCGTCATGAGTAGCTTCAGGAAATGAGCAGATCTGTGATACGAAGCCTTCAGCCCAATCACGCACATATCCTCGACGTACTGACGATTCGGGAATCCACACTCTTCCATGAGCGATAATGTTTGCGACAATGGAAAGTCGTTGCACTTTGTCGGCTCGACCAGGATTGTAAGCTCGCACAGGTAAATGTGCCCGTTGCATATCTTGTATGAGACTGATTCCACTCGCCTTATCTTCGACAAGTATGAGATCAACTCGCTTACCTTTGACAAACTCTCCTGTGTCGGACTCGCTATCCGCACCATAACTAACTTCATACTCTTCCTGCACTTTCTTTCTTAGGTCAGGATACTGCATGCGTTCTTGCCATGCATCTATCAACATCACTGACATTGGACCGTCCGTTGGTTTAAATACACCGAAGACTAAGCACGCTGTTGGGTCATTGATCGTCTTCTCTGTGTATGCGCAATCGTAACTCTGTATGATGTATTCAAACTTAGGGAACGGTTTCTTCGCGTCCCATAACTTAAACATATCTCTTTTAACAATGCCACCCTCTTCAGGGTCAATCAGTTCGGCATAGATCTCTTGGCGTCCTAGCTTTGTTCCTTCGTACTGCAAGATCTGTTGTTGAAAGCTTGGTGCTAAGTTGTCTATGTTCGCGTACGTTGACGCGGTTGTCATAACGACTTCACCACTACCGTCTTCAGCTCGTCCTACTAAGTCAACGATCAAGTCTTTAGGACGTGGTGTCGTTGATGCAATGATCTTTGTCTCTTTACCTAACCGCACTGAGAACTGAATCATGTCCCATGCGTCTTGCAAGTAATCCCATGCGCCTAACTCATCTAGCCACGCGCCGTGGTATTGTCCACCGCGGAAGCGATCAGGTTCTGACGCCGATATGCCTTTGATCAATGACCCGTTCGTCATCTTGATCTCAAGCAATGACTTGTTATAGTCTGCAATAAGGATCTCAGGTATCACGTTAAGCAATCCTGATTCACCTTCAATACATGTACCGCGTACATCCATGGCTGTCGGCGCGGCTACTAACCATCTTGTGTTGGGCTGTTCCCAAGCCCACCATCCTATCTGCTCAGCAGACGTTCTAGTCTTCCCCGCGCCTCGACCACCTAATAATAACCATATCGCCCAATCACCGTGTGGAAGTATTTGGTGATCATGCGCTTGCGTTAACCACTTCATGCGCCACGCTATCGCTATCTGTTTAGCAATGGGTAATGATTTAAACTGCGCTTCTACTTCTTTGTCTTTAAGTAACTCAACTACGTCAGTCATTGTTGACTCGTTGCACAGCACCCGTCGACTTATTCAGTTCGTATTCAGGTAGCACAATAGCTTTAATCTTTTCGTTTGACTTCTCTACACTCTTCACAATGTCTTTAAGCTCTTCAAGCGTGTATGAGTCTTTAGGCATATCGATGTATCCTGTTTGATATGTCGTAATGTCTTTATGCATTTGCTTTGTCATGAAGCCGTCAGCTTTTCTTTTCTCAAAACTCATTTATCAAAATGGTCTGCAACAATAAAGTAAATAAATCCCGCAAGGATTAATCCACCTAGTATGTAAAAGCCGTTGATAAGTTCGGTCATTTGGCCTGTCTCTTTAATTCGAGGTTCTTAATCATTTCGTCAAAGATGTTGACATTGATGTTGATCGCGTCTGATTCGTTGTCACCAACGTGTGCGATCCTGTCTGAATACTTTTTAGGTTTGAGCTTCGCGGCCACCCACTTCCTTGCGTCCACTCTATTCTTTTGCCATTGAACGTAGGCTGAGTCATAACGAGTCTTACCCTTGTCATCAACGATCTGTTGTGGTAGCTCGTCACTGATTGCGTGGATCTCGTCGGCCAATGTGTCGGCTTGGTCTTCCCTCGCGCGCGCATATATCTCCGCAAATTCTTTGTGGCGTAGCAACCACTCGTACACCGCAGTCTTCTTCGGCATCTTCGCATCGCTACAAATCTTTACTAAACTCTCACCGTCAGCAATCCTATCGCATATCTCCAAAGCAATCTCAAGACTATAGAGCGTAGGTCTTCCACCTTTGTTACCTACAGTCGAGTCCTTGTTAGATTGTTTAGTTGACGCACGAGTCTCTTCATCCTTACCTTCGTAAGATGATACGACTCTCTTCTTTGTGATAGCTGTCTCTGACATAATGAAACAGAATGTAAACGGACATATGGGATAAGTCAAACAATAAGTAGGTACAAATTGTTTTTAGTTTGTATTTTCTTTTCGGGGAAATTTAGTTGACGTCAACATAAAGTCAACATTGAGTCAACATGAGTTGCACTTGACGTTAAGTACTAACTATAAACCAATAAACATAAAACATAAAACAATTAATATAGGGCGGGTTCGTAAATACTTAAATCAATCTTTTCTTTTTTCTCGCGCTTTACTGAATACTTAATATAAGTTGCTTCGGGTTTATCTTTTAACCAATGTTCTAATTCCACGCGCGAATGAAAGCCACGCATTTTCTCGCCATCGATCAAACCAACATATCTATGTTGACTCATGTGAGTATTGTAACACGTTCGTACTCTTTATCAAAGCCCATTTCGCCTTGGCATAACGCGCGAAAGCTGTGCTTGATATGGTTCTCAAGCTTGTTTTGATGTTCAACTTTTCCGTCCCAAACACGCATCAAAGTGTCAGCAACAAAAAATGATCCTTCAATTGCAGTCACCTTGCCAATAATAAAACAATCAGGGCATCCTAGTCTTGGCGCAAAATCATAAGCCCTAACAATGTCACCAATCTTAATATTCTCTTTTGTACCAATCATTATTCGCTCCCAAAAATAATTTTTTTAAATATATTCAATGGCAAGTACGCCATCGGCTCAACATCTTGTACGTCACCTCGATCATAACGACCACCAAAGCCGTACGTCACATCAACCAAATTGTTTACAAACACACCGTAGTAAGTTCCCTCGGTGAATGTAATCACCATAATGAATGGGATCTCTACTTCCTTGCATAGCTGTTTTGCTTTTATCCACTTTTCGAGCGAGATCATATAGCGCGGATATGCGTTGAACGATAACTTCTCACGATGTTTAAATTCTACAAACGCGTAAGGATCTTTACCACGCATCGCTAACCAATCAAGCTGATATTTGAGTGGTAACTTTTGTAGTGTGCAATTCCACTTAGCCTCTAAAAAGCTTTTCATTTTAGCTTCGTGCGTTAAGTCTTCCTTCGACTCATACATCGGACGATTCATGCAAGCTCCACAATAAGTTCTGCGTTTGGATAATCCTTGCCATGCACCTCGATGAATAACTCTGCGTGATGCTTGTACTCAAAGTTGCTCTCGACAATTTCGTCGGTTACCGCGTCAACGACCATAAAGCTCATAAGATTCTCCTTAGTAAACGCCGACACCACGTCGGTCAAGTATGTTTTTGATTGCTTCGAGTTCTTTAAAATTAACAACAACATAGCCACTTGGTGCCATGTGCATATTGAATTGATCAACGGCATGGAAGTCAGCGCGTTCGATAGATGGGTGCTGACCTAAGTCCCATACTTCATTGTGAGTGATTGCGTAATATAGCATTTTGAATCCTTTCGCTTTTAAATAAACCGAACTAATGTGTTCGTAGGTGTAATTATATATTAAACAATAGTGCTGTCAACACTTTTTTACATTAAAAATAAGGCATTTTAAGCCTCTATTAGCCTTAGGGTAGGGTAACCATCCCCCTATCCCCTAAAAGTGTTTTAAAACGCTTAAAAATGGTCTTTAAACCACCTTTCCTGCGTTAAGGATCGTATTTGCACAAGAGAATATCTTTTGCGCTGACCTATCGTCGATCTGATTATCCTTCAACCAATGCTGAATGTAACCGCGTGACTCTTCTAAACCATCCAAGCCTAAGATTGAGCATAGGATATAAGCTACTGACTCAGCTTCTACCTCACGAATATCGCGTGGAGTTAATTCAGAGTCAGACATTGTGTGCTCAGTAGTGTGACCTAGCACGATGTGAGCAAGCTCATGAAAGGTTGTTTTGTGTGGGTATACAGCGACAGGATTGATTGCAAAGCTGTGAAAGCTTGCATAACCTTGCACGTTACCGTCAATTGACTCATAAGCATTCTCTTTGATAAGTAATGTCTCGAGGGCTTTTTGTTTATCCCACTCAGGTGTGACTTGTGCTTCAACGTAGTCTTCACCCTCTGTTTGATGTACTGTGAACCATAGATCGCGTGGCATGAAGAATTTTGATACCTTACCCTCAATCTTTTTGCCTGCCTTATCCTTTTTTGGCACGATTACAGGCAAAAGCATTGTGTAAGCTTTAGATCCTTTTTTAACTTGACGACCAAGCTCTAACCATTTTTTGTAAGTTGCTACAGGACCTAGCTGTTCGTCACGTTGATTGACTTGATCCCATAACCATAACTGATTGCTAATGCTGTATTGATGAAATCGGTTATAGCAAGTTGATAGGATGCCTTCTTTGTTTACAGCTTCTTTAAGTAATTCTGCAAATGGTACTGTTTTCATGTTGATCCCCTTATCTTGAAGTTAATTTAACAGTTACGATTTCTTGTGCTTTAGTATTGCGGGCAATAACTTCGGCAGGTACAGAGCATTCTGCGAATACTTGTTTGAAATCGACAGTTGAGCGGTTAGATACAATGACGTTGGCTTTGTACATTGAGCCTTCGTATATGCCTTGACCATCTTCTTTGAGGGATTGTTTGATTGCTGTAGCTTTAGCTTCTAATTCTGCAATTTGAGCTAAGAGTAAGCCTAGTGTGTCTACTTTTGTTACTTGTAAGTCTAATGTTTTCATATAAATTCGCTTTCGTTTTAGTTGTTTAAGTTATCTATCAATTGATAGTGATGTAACTATAAATTAAACAATATACCCTGTCAAGCACTTTTTGCATGTAAATTATACTTTACAG